GTTCACAAACTCAATCCAATAAAACACGTTACCATGAAGTTTAATAATAATACAATAATAGACGCCGATAACTTAATGTTAAGTTACGAACAGCCTCTGAAATATTACACGGGTGTTACTGAAAACAGCTTCGGGGTATATAGCTTTTCACTTAAACCCGAAACGTATTACCCAACAGGACAGGTAAATATGAGTAGAATAGCACACAATTTAATCGAAATCGAGCTCGACGCACCTGATACGAACTACGGTCACAAAGTTTATGTATACGCTGTAAACTATAACGTATTGCGAATAAATAGCGGACTCGGGGGTTTAAAATTTTAGTGCCTTATACTAGTAATGGCTGGTCGTGTTCAATTAGAAACATCCGGTCCACAGGACGCCTTTTTTACGGATAATCCAGAGTATACATATTTCATAAAGAATTTTCAAAAACATACGAACTTTGCACCCTTCTTTGTTGATATCGATGTAGATGGAGAAATTGAGTTTGGAAATACCATCAGGTGTACCATTCCCCAAGACCAAGGTGATCTTCTCAAAACCGTAAGTTTGAAAGTTGAGTTAAGTGCTATAGATCAAAGTTTAACAAATTTATCGGGTATAGGATACAATGAATCGATAGGTCATGCCATGATTGAATATGCTGAACTCATCATAGGCGGTGAAGTTATACAACGCGTACCGAGCGATTTCTTGGCGATTTATTCGGATAATTACGTGACACAAACAAAACAACACAATTTAGCCAAACTCGTTGGTAAACCACCTTTAGAATTGTCAGGTACAGAAGTCAGTAGTCAGGAAATAGGGCATTATTTAGGAAACGCAACTTCAGATACCAAATATTTTATCGATATACCGTTCTATTTTTATAATACCACCGAACTCGCTATACCTATATGTGCCATAACACAACAGGAAATTGAGATTGTTATTAAATTCAGGGAAGTTGATAAATGTATTCATGCCATCACTTCTAATATAAACGAACCCGTATTTTATACAGGTCTTAAACCAAAAAACTTAATAAAAAGCGCTAAAATAACACTGGAAATGGTTTCTTTGGACGAAGAGGAAAAACAGAAGTTAAGTAATCAAAGAATAGATTATATAATTACACAAATACAGGAAAATAAATCTATTATACCAAAATATGTAACAGAACATAAACATAAACTCGAATTTAAAAACCCTATAAAAGAACTGTTTTTTGTAATACAAACAAAAAAAGTTGATGCAGTCAATGGAAAAACGTACACCCCCTTTGATTATGATTTATATTATGAAAGATATGAGAGTGAAAATGAATACATTAATTATGAACACTTAAGAAGTTTGGAACTTAAACTCGACGATTCCGAAATTCTAAACGAAAAAACGGGTAGCATTATTAACTTACGTTCGGTACAAAGTGGTATACATCATTCAAGAACACAATTGTTCAGAAGATACTATTCGTATAGTTTTGCACTCGAACCCGAACGTTGGTATCCAACGGGACAAAAAAATTTTAGTTTAGTTAAAGAACAAATTATAAAACTTAAATTAAATCCACATAATAATTTTAATAGGGAACTTAGAGTTTTAGGCCTAAGTTATAATATACTCCGTGTAGAAAACGGTATTGCTAAAACACTGTTTAACGTATAGTATAATGAATCAACGAGAAAAAGACGCAAACACAAACCTAATTGAACAAATACAGGAATCTGCCATTAACATTATCCAGCCCGTACTCGAACGGTCCATGATACTCGCTGCAGAGTATGCGAAAGCGTGTGGACGCGATATCGTTCTCGGTGAAGATATGGAATACGCCATGAAATACTGTGCCATGAACGAAGTTGGTAAGAAAATGGGTTCACATTTCCCAGAACTTTATGATGAAGAGTCTTCGGGTGAAGAAGATGAAGAAATTGAAATTGAAGAAGACGAAGACGTACCGTTTACGCGATATTCAGGACGCGAATATAAATTCGTTAAAATGAATATGGCGTATGATAATTGGAGTACATGGGAACCAAAAAATCCGTCAGAACAGATGTTAAAAAATGCCATAGATAGTAATGAACACATCAGAGCCGGAGGGGTACACGACGACATCTAAGTATTTTAAGATACGTGATGATGAAAGTTCTGATTCTGATTCGGAAACTGATTCTGAATCGGATTCGGAATCGAGTTCGGGTACAGTACCTATAAATATAGGTATGTTAAAAGGATATTTAAACCCAAAATATTATAAAAAAATTTTAGTCGAAGAAGATTTACTCCCTGATTAAAATCTCAGGATACTATATATAAAAATGTCTACTGCTGCTGAAACTGTTACGCTCGTCGCCCGCGAACTCGAGTCCCAATCTCTCAACGCCGTCGTTGCTGGATTCTCTTTCGCCGCTGCCCTCTCGTGGATGGACTTGGTGAGATGGTTGGTTAACCAAATTGTCAAGGTCAACAAGAACGGTGGCATGAACTACACGCTCACGGCCTTGTTCACAACGCTCTTGTCCATCTTGGTCTACGTTGGTATCTCCCGTGTTTCCACACGTGTCCAAAAGCCAGCCCAACCAATCTTCGCGGTTACTCGATAAGTTTTGGTTTTTTCATAACCAATAATAAAAATAATCCGGTTGCGACTACCATAAATATAGATATAAACGCATCCCATCTACGCGGATCCTCTAGCTCGGGGATACTCATAGGTGGTGGAAGAGAAAAGTCTCGTTCCACTTTGGCAATATTCTCAAGTTTATCAGTAGAACACGTCACCGCGAGTTTAAGTATATGATTCGCATTTCTAAAATCGTATGGTATTAATCTATTGTTACTACTGTAATAAAACTGAACACGTAAACTGGATATCGTTTTTTGTGATCCGGAATCAAAATTGTGTTCGACGGTATCGTCAACACCCGAATAATTGATCACATCACCACACAAAAGTATACGTCCTGTATAAAACGGTGTTTCCGAAAACACGGTTTTATTAAATTCGTCCGATCCGCTACTCATTTTAACAATAATTGCATCAGCACCCTGTAAATTAATACTTCCTGTTTCTAAAGTATAAGGCGACGATGTGGTAGACGAAACGTTACTTGCCGGTAAACCCAGAACATCGTATGGTGTTGTGTACCCATTCGTACCAGTAGCGTAACCGTTCGCACCCCCGTAAAATTCAAATGTAAACGGTACACTACCCGTAAACGTTATAGCATTCGTTTCCTTGTCAAATACGGCAGATGTAATAACACTAGAGGCTTCTGTTGCAACCGCCTGTGCTAAATCATTACCGCTATAGTTTCCTATAGGTATAGTGACTGTTGTTCCATTTATATCAAATTGGTTGTTCCTGGAGTGTATGAGGTACTGACTATTATGAATACGCGCTGATATAAGTGATATTTTAGTCACGTCATAAATAGGATTTTTTAGGTGTACGACATAATCACCTGGGTTTGGGTACAAAACAGGGTCCCGTTCACCACTATCTATATCTAAGGTGTGTACCTTCATTAAAATATATGAACAATATTTTAATGAGTGTAAATCTCATAATTTTTAATTATTTAAGAAAGGTTATGAGCTAATGGGTTACTTGCAAGTTGTCGTCTCGCCGTATCCAAACTCATATTTGTAGCGTTTGGATTTTCGTGCCCCTTATACGCATTGAATTTATGATAATCGTTGTTTCTATATTGTTGTGTCCATGCACCATTCGCGGCGTTTACTCTACCATCAATTCTCGATGTATCGGAACGAACACTCGTAACCATACCACCTTGGTTAAGTGCATCGGCACGAACGTTCATTCGACCTGGACCCGCAGTTCTATTTGGTTTACCACGTCTATCGTCTGGCCTGAAACCATATTTCATAAGTTCTTCGGCAGTATGCGTCGATCCATATGTTCTCTTTTCACCAATCTTAGTCGCTGGTGTATTTAAGTAGCCACCAATAAAGCTACTAATACCTGGGGCAGGTTGGTTATTGTATTGATATTGTTCGATGGTACCATCAGCTTTATTTCGGGTTGGTTCTTGTGCACGAGTAAGTGCTGAAACCGTCCTCTTAGCACCCGCGTATCCCAAAGTATCCGTTCTCGAACCAGTTTCGGATCTATTCGTCGTTCTCTTCGTTCTCTCGTGTTCGCCTCTTGGAGTTCTTCCGGACATACCTTGTGCTCTACCTGGTACTGGAGGAAGACGACCATATAAGAACGCTGTCTTTTCAGGTCTATTATGGGCAACTTCACCAACGATACCACGTCGACCACCCTTTGCGTCGTACGCTGGACCCGACCTACCCGGTAAAGTCGTTAAGCGATACGCGCCGACGTTTTCTGGGTTCACACGAAACAATTGTTGATGACCACCAAACGCAGGAACTTCTGGACCAACACCCAAACCTGGACCAACGAGTTGTTTTTCAACTGGGGATAAGTTATTCATTCTACCTGCGTCATACATTCTGTTTCGCATGTTCAATATTTCACCACCCGCGGAACGTTTTTGTGGAGCAATCTCGGCGAAAGATCCGATTTCTTCTTTAGACGTATACGATGGTTCGACTAATGGTGAAAGTGGTCCCAGATATTCAGATTGAATAACGACATCCCGATCTGAAAAGTCCGAAACGACTTCCTGTTCTTGTATTGGATTACCTTCCACTGTATACGTTTCATTTGGTTTACTTAATTTTCTCCCGGCATAAACTAAACCGGCTATAGCCATTATAGATATAGGATCAGCCATTCTTATTTCTTAGCGAGATTTTTATTGAGGTATCTTTGCTGAAACAAACCATTTTGGGTTTCGGCACGCGTACTCATGGGTTCATATGTTTTTGTTCTAAGTGGTAATTTACATTCGACATTTTGAAGTGGGTGAAAGTTTCTTTCATACGTTTTTGCCAAAATCTTATTAAACTGGGAAGTCGATTGTGGTCTGAGTTGGTCGGATGTTTCGATGTATTGTGCTGGTGCACCTTTACCAGCCATGTATGGAGCTGTTCCATAGATCATGGTATTTGGACGACTCGAGCCGTAGTTAAGAGTACTGGGCTGAGGATATACAAAAACTTCTTCAGTTGCGCATACGGATGGAACCGCGTGATCTTGAACCATTTTCATTCCTGGTTGGAGTTGATACGCCATTTATTATTACAAAAGATTTTGTTTATGGAAATCGAGTATCTACTACTTTAATGTTAAATTGTTTAAAATTAAGGGGCTAATCCCGAACCTCTGTGCATACCACTTCTCTTATCCCCATTTGGATCGAGTCCCGCAAACGCCTCGAGTTGTACACCTCTCGCGTCTGGGTCACATAATCTTGGATCCTGACGACACGTACTGCTCCTTTTACCATGGATAAACTCGTAATATGGTGTATTACCTATAGATGTATCTGGCATACTTATGAATTGTCTCGATAAAGCATTTCTTTGATATTCGGGCATAGATGATCGTGATCGGGCTGGACCATATTTAATATCACTAGTGAGATAGTTATTTACTGGTTCTCTTACCGTTGGATAATAACACGATTGGGGTCTGTCTGGTCTATCGACATAATCAGACATGAGTACGTTTCCCATTGGATTATCCTTCGTTGGCATAGAACACTCTTTACCTGCGTTGTTATAAACCGTTGTTGGTCTAATAGCATTATCCTTTACCATATTCGATTTTTCCATTATATAAAGAACACCGAGTGCGGTTGCACCCAATACAAAAATGCGAGGGTCTCTGCGTATAAGATACACTATACACGTCGCATAAATGATAAAACGTGCTGTTGCATTAACACGGTCTGCTGAAGATTGTGTTTTTGAAGGCCAAAATTCGTGAACTTTGTCTACGCGAACTAATTGTTTTGGATCTTCGAACCAAGACGCCATTTATATATAATGAGTTTATTTTTTCATCATACCACCTAACATACCCTGCATGGTTTTCATAAGTGCATTTTCATCGAGTTCACTCCCATCTTCACCCATTTTATCGGCACATTGCTTTGCACCTTTTCAATCAT